TTGGTGTGTAACCAGTAGCTGCCATGTTGTTACCTCAAATTTTCAAGTTTAAATCGGGTTGACATGTGCAAACCCGCTAGTTCGTCTAATATGGTTTCAAGTGCTGGCACATTCATTGATAATTCACTGCGAATGTCATTTGTCCAAGATAAATTGTCACGAATGAGCTTTTCAATATGCGGATCATCATTTACAAGTACAGGGTATGTATTAGGGGCAGATACAAATGAACAAGTAAATTATAGCAACCGTAAATATGTTTCTTGGACATTCCGTGAAGCCGCAAAGTTTTTTGATATTGTTACTTATACTGGGACAGGTTCAGCAAGGACTATTGCACATAATCTAGGTTCAGTGCCCGGATGTATTATTGTTAAAACATTAAGCACATCAAATCAATGGAGTGTCTATCATAGAAGTCTTGGGGCAAGCCAAGCAATAATGTTACAATCAACTAATGCAGCATATTCCGACACAATTTGGAACAATACAACACCTACATCTACAGTTTTTTCACTAAATAGCCAAAGCGATGTAAATGCTTCTGGCGTTACTTATGTCGCCTACCTATTCGCCCACGACACGGCTGCGGATGGGATTATTCAGTGTGGGAGTTATACTGGTAATGGAAGTGCAACTGGTCCTGTTGTGACGCTAGGATGGGAACCGCAATATGTAATGGTAAAAAATGCAACAACCAACGGATATAGCTGGGGGTTGTTTGACTCTATGAGAGGTATGCCAGTTGGGTCAAACGATTCGATATTGTATGCAAATGATGCGTCAGCAGAAGTAAATAACCAAGGGGCTTGTTTAGCACCAAATGCAACTGGATTCTCATTAGAAAGTGCATCATCAATATGTAATAGTTCTGGGGACACCTACATCTACATGGCAATCCGTATGCCAAACAAGCCGCCTACAACGGGGACGCAGGTTTATAATGGTATTGCTAGAACTGGAAACAGTCCTACAGTCACTTCAATTACAAGTGTTGGTTTCGCGCCAGACGCTGTTTGGGAAAAGCGCAGAAGCCCAGATACAGCTAATTCAAACTTTTTTGATAAACTGCGCGGTAGGTATTTTCTTTCGTCAGCAAGCACAAGTGCAGAAACTGCCGCAAATACTTCATCAGCTAGAGATTTAGTATCTTTTGACAATCTAGGTTTTACGGTTGGTGAGCAATGGTCCAGTGAGATAAATGCTAACACAAAGCCTGAGGTTTATTGGAACTTCAAACGCGCACCCGGATTCTTTGATGAGGTTTGTTATACTGGGACGGGGAGTGCATTAACGGTTAACCATAATTTGGGTGTTGTTCCAGAGATGATGGTTTTTAAAACTCGTACTGGGGCTACAAGGAATTGGGGTGTATATACATCGTCTGTAGGTACGGAAAAGAAACTTTGGTTAAATACTACTAACGCTGTTCAAAACGACTCTTTCTTTGTCACATCAACTCCTACTTCAACAGTATTGAATCAAGGTATTGCAGATGAAACTAATGAAAGCGGGAACACTTACGTCGCCTACCTATTTGCCACACTAGCAGGAATCAGCAAGGTTGGGAGTTATACGGGTAATGGTTCAACTGGACAAGCGATTGCGTGTGGGTTCTCAGCGGGAGCAAGGTTTGTCTTAATTAAAAGAACTGACTCTACAGGTGATTGGTACACATTTGATTCGGCTCGTGGGTTAACGGTTGGTTCAAGTCCGTATTTGCTACTCAACAGCACAGCCGCAGAGGTCACAGGCAATAACGGTGTTTACGCATCAACAGGTGGCTTTACTTTAGCAACATCAGCCGCTGGGTTAAATGCTAGTGGTGGTACTTATATTTTCTTAGCGGTAGCGTAAGGATAAACAATGACAAACTATATTAACTTAGAAACGAACCAACTCTGCACAGAATCTGAAATCCGTGCGGCACATCCTAACACATCGTTTGCAACGCCATTCTCACCAGACGGCTATGCAGTAGTACACTGGGCAGGGCAACCAGACTATGATAAGTACACACAAACAATCCAACTAGGCGCACCTGTAGAGGCTCTACCTAACCACTGGGAGCAAACGTGGTCAATCATTCAGCTAGAAGGCGACCAACTCATCGATGCACAAGCGCAAAAAGTTGAAGATGAGAAAGCAAAAATCAAAGCCGACATTGCAGCACTTGAAGCAACGATTACACCACGCAGAACACGCGAAGCTATTTTAGCCATCGACACAGTATGGCTTGCAGATATTGAAATTCAAATTGGTCAACTCAGACAGCAACTAGCAGAGGTTTCTAATGGGCAAAATCCTTAAAGCGTGGAACTATCTACAAGCAAGATTAAAAGAACCTTCTACTCACGCGAGTGTGGCGGCATTAGCTACGATGGCGGGTATGAACATTGAGGAAGGTCCCATTCATGATGGGATGACCGCCGCAGGTGTGGTTTTTGGTATGATTGGGTTGTTTGTCTCAGAAGGTAAATGATATGACTAGTTACTTCAAACCAGAGGAATTTGCGTGTCACTGCGGGTGCGGAGAAAAAGACGTTAATCCAAAACTTGTAGAGCTACTTAATCGAATCAGAGAATCTTTTGGCAGACCAGTTAGAATTGTAAGTGGACGCAGATGTGAAAAACACAACAAAGAATGTGGTGGTAAAAAACTCAGTCAACACTTGCTCGGCAACGCAGCAGACATCCAAGTAAAAGACATACCTGCGGTTGAAGTGCAAAACTACCTCATGAAGCATTTTGACAGTGACTGCCGAGGTCTTGGACGCTACAATTCTTTTACACATATAGACGTTCGTGATGGTAAAATTGCTCGCTGGAATGGATAACATTTTTGTTTTTACATTCATTTAAAAGTATAATTCAATAACACAGGTGCATGCTGAATCAGCGGCTAATACGACAAAATTTACGGAGTATTTATGAGCTACAGCATGACCTACGACTCGTTGCTCGTAGACGTTAGACGTTACCTAGAGCGTGGTTTTACGCAAGAAAGCGATCAAATTGTCTACGATCAACTTCCTCGACTCATCACAATGGGTGAGCGTCGTATTGCGCGTGAACTTAAAATTGAAGGTTTTATTCGCGCAGTCACAACACCGCTCGCGGCTGGTGTTAATGTCTACATGAAGCCAGATAGATGGCGTGATACTGTTAGCATGACTGTTGACGGTACGCCTATTTTTGCGCGTGCTTATGAATACATCAGAAATTACTGGCCAGATCCTGCTGAAACTGGAACGCCAGCGTATTATGCCGATTATGATTATCAACACTGGGTAATTGCACCTACGCCCGCAACTTCGCAGACATTAGAAATTTTATTCTATGAACAAGTGCGATTTCTTGGCGACGACTTTCAAACAAATTGGCTTACCGAGTATGCTCCAGACGTTCTTTTGTATGCCACGCTGCTCGAAGCAACACCGTTCCTCAAAAATGATGAGCGGGTTCAAGTCTGGCAAGGTATTTATGATCGCGCAGCGCAAGCATTGAACGGTGAAGACCTTAAACGTATTATGGATCGCACAGCGAACCGGAGTGAAGCATAATGACAACATATACCGATGTCTTCGGTGGCGCAAATATTTATCCAAGCGAAATCAGTTACAGTGCAATTACGCTTACGGCTGATGTCGTATTAAGCTGGCCAACTGAAACTTCTGCTAGTGACAATCTTGCCACGAGAATTATCAACATTTCATCCGCAACTGCTGGGTTGAGTATATTTTTACCAGACGCAGCAAAAGCAGGAACAGGTGAAACCATTCTGTTTAACAACGTTGGTGCGCAATCAATTACGGTAAAGAATGCTGACGGCACACAAATTGTCGTTGTTACTGCTGGTACGCTTTGGCAAGTTTATTTAACTAACAATACAACAACCGCAGGCACTTGGGTTTCATTACAATATGGTGCAACTGTTTCTGTTGCTAATGCATCAGCACTAGCTGGAACGGGTATTGTTGCTGTTGGATCATTGCTTTCACAATCTGTTCCTATTACTGAATTTAACTCAAATTACACTGTGGCTTCTACTGACCGTGCGAAAATGTTTAATTGGACAGGTGCGGCAGGAACATTATCACTGCCAGATCCAGCGGTGGTGGGTAATAATTGGTTTATTTATCTTAGAAACTCTGGCACGGGCGCAATTTTAGCTGATGCACTTGGCGTAACTTTGATTGACGGTACTGCTGGCATTAGTTTTCAACCTGGTGAATCCGCCATTATCGCTAGTGACGGTGTGAACTGTTACACGATTGGTTTTGGACAATCTGCAACATTTGCTTTTGATTATGTTGTTACTGCTGTTCCTGGAAGCGGAAATTACACACTGACGGGTACTGAATTAAACAGGATTGCTTATAGATTTACGGGTGTTCTTACCGGTAATCGCACCATTATTGTTCCTGCGACAGTGCAACAATACTGGGTAGATAATCAAACTACAGGATCCTACACTTTTACAGTAAAAACACCTTCTGGTTCTGGTGTGACTGTTGCGCAAAGCGCAAGATCTATTTTGTATAGTGACGGCACAGACGTGGTTCGTGCTGACACATACAGTGCTTCATACCCACTAGCGGTTTCACAAGGTGGTACAGGCGCAACCACAGCAGGATCTGCGTTAATTAACCTTGGTGGTACTTCTGTTGGTATTGGCGTGTTTACCGCAGCCAGCGCAGCCGCAATATGGTCAGTCTTAGGAACCGCTCCACTTGGATCTATTAACGGTGGTACATACTGATGCCAGAAAAAACGATTGTTTTAAAGTCAGATCCAGGTATCAAACGCGATGGCACAAAGTTTGAAGGCAATAACTACACCGACGGGCAATGGGTTCGCTGGCAACGTGGGTTGCCTCGCAAAATTGGCGGTTATAAAGCTACGCAAAAATATTTGACAGAAATCAGTCGTGGTTTTAGTAACTTTACGCAAATGAATTACATTTATTGTCATAGCGGAAGTGAAAATTATTTAGAGCGTTTTACGCTTGATTCTACCGGTAACAGTTCAATTGTCACCAACAGAACGCCATCAGATTCGTATGCGACAGGAAAAGTAACGCTTACAAGTGGATCTTCTGGATCTGTAGACAGCATCACCATAAACAGCGTAAACATCATGTCTGCGCCTGTTTCGTATGCAACAAGCCTAACTGCCACAGCAACCGCAGTTGCGGCTAATATTACGGCTCACGCTGCTGGATACACGGCTACTGCGTCTGATGGTGGCATTATAAATATCACAGCTACAGTCGCGGGTCCGACAGTTAATAATTTACCGATTGAAACCGTAACAACCACACTCGTTGCTGTTTCTGGTGATATGAACGGTGGGTTTTTAGCAACACAATTACCAAATGTTCGCAACATGTGGATGTTTGACTATCAATATGATTCATCAACAAATCAAAATTATTTAATTGCACACGTTTCTCAAAATTTAAATTCTATTTCAAATGATGCTGGCGGGTATATTTTCTTTGGTGAAGTGCTTGGCACTGGTCAATTGCAATATATTGGTCTGCCTCCCGATGCAAACGCCACAGGCGGTATCGTGTCTTTGCATCCATATCTGTTTTATTACGGCACTGACGGGATTATTGGCTGGAGCGTTGCCGGTAATCCAACTAATTTAACAGATTTTACAGGTGGCGCAGGGTTGGCGCGAGTTTGGGGGCAAAAGATTATCAAAGGATTGCCACTGCGTGCTGGTAGTGGAACTGCTCCTGCTGGCTTATTTTGGGCATACGACGCGGTTATTCGTGCTACTTTTACTGGCGGTGCTTCTGTATTTCAATTTGACGTTGTAGCAACTGACACATCAATTATTTCAGAGAATTGCATTGTAGATTATGACGGTGTGTTTTTCTGGGCAGGTGTTGACCGGTTCTTAATGTTTAATGGTGTTGTGCGCGACGTGCCGAACCAGCTGAACATTAACTGGTTTTTTGACAACCTCAACGACTCCCAGCGGTCAAAAGTATTCGCTTGGAAAATGCCGCGTTTCGGTGAGATCTGGTGGGCGTATCCGCGTGATGACGCTACTGAATGTACGCACGCGGTTATTTATAACGTCCGTGAAAACACATGGTATGACACCGCACTGCCGACTTCAGGTCGCGCTGCGGGAGGTTTTAACAACGCTTTCGCTTCACCCCTGCTAACGGACGCAGTCCCGACTAACAGCGGTTACCGTGTTTGGATTCACGAGCAAGGTGTAGACGAGATCGATGGACCGAACGTCAGACCTGTTCAGTCTTACTTTGAGACAGCAGATTTGTCATCATTGGTTCAAGGTAAAAACGAAGCGTTACGTATAACTACGATTGAGCCAGACTTTATTCAGAATGGCGAAATGACTGTGCAGATTACCGGTCGCGCTAATGCTCGCGCTCCTGAAGTTTACAGCCGCACTTTCACGTTCCCTGAATCGGCTACTGAGCCGTATGAGCAGATCGTAATGCTGAAAGAGCAACGTAGAGAGTTGCGTGCTCGTTTTGAGTCTAACTGCATTGGTGGTAATTATCAAATGGGTCAAATCATCGGCCATATCGACTCTGGCGACGGAACGGTGCTCGGATGACGAATGTAACGCGCCCTTCTTATATGAAGCTCAATGATTGGGCTGACCAGATGTCGCTTGACCTTGACGCTTATGGCTCTTTTGGGCGGCTTGACAATGTTGAAGAATGGCAGAACTGGGCAATGCAGTTTTTAAACAATACGACGTTGGGGCGTAACTTCCCTAATCCGTATGATTTTGACAACTGGCAGGACTGGGCAGAAAGGTTCTGCCAGAGCCTGTCATGATGCATTTTATTGGCTTCAACCGAGAGGAAGAAGCCGAAAAGTGGGCGCGTAAGCAAATAGGCATTGAACATCCTGTTGGTTTCTTTAGAGCCATATCAGCGGTTGATGAACATGATAAGTTTGCGTGCGTAGCGGTTATGACTAATTTTACGTCGCGTAACATCGACATAAATGTAGCTATAAACAATAGAGATTCGTTGTCACCTAGAAGTGCGGTATTGATGTTTAATGAGATATTCTCTTATGCGTTTGATACTTTGCGGGCGGCCAGGGTTACAGCTT